CTACCGACATTACCAGAGGCGTCTAGTCCTGTTGTAGGAACATTTGCCGCACCAGTGATCGTGACTCCGGCAACCTGTCCAGAACCAGAAGAACCAGTTACATTAACCGATTCGTTTTTGCTTGTTTCAACGGTAACCGAGCCAACTTGACCGGAGCTGGTTGCAACTGCAACGTCACCCTCGTTCCAGCCGAGTTCGCCAAATCCCGCACGGCCCCAGCCGGTAAATGGGGCGGTGGCGTTAGCTTCGCCTTCGCCCCATGCAAGTTCGCCAAATCCCGCACGGCCCCAGCCGTCAGCGGGACTAGACATTACTCGACCCTAATGATCGCGGAGGTAGCGTTTGCTGTTGGGAAAACGATTGTAAATGTTCCAGACGTTGAAGTTTTATCTTCAGTAAAATCAAGAACAACTACAGAAGGATCTCCGGCTGCAGTGTCGTTATAGATCAATGCGCCACGAGCAGTAATGGTTGCTGTGGTGAACGAAAGATCAGCAAAATCTGTGAACGCTTTTGTCCCAGAAGTTGTCACACCGCTCTTTGATAACGTACCGCCGCCCGCAGTGTACGATCCAGAGTTACTAACCTCGTTAGTTGCGGTGTATGCGGTTGTGGCCGCAGTAAAAGAAGCAGAGTTTGTATACAAAGCTAACTTAAACGCGTTTCCGCCTGTCGCAAAATTATGCACACCTTCCATAAGTTCACCTTTGAAGGACGTGCACATGAAGTTTCCGGTAAATGCCATATCATATTCTCCTCAGTTGATCGGCAAGTTCATGTTGACCTGCCTTACGGAGGTCTGCACATAGTGTAGCACGATCTTGCTTGATGCCCATTTTAATATACTGAGTCACGACCGCAAGCATTTGCTCTCTAAATGCACGAGCTTGAGCCTGAAGGAGTGGATGAGCATTGTCCCCCACCTTGATCAACCGCTCTACGCACATTTCGGCTACTTCCTCTGGGGTATGCCCCCTCCCGTCAGTAGTTTTTACAAAGGGCGTTAAAGTTTCCGCCACATTAAGTTTCATATCAAACATATTTAACCTTTATACAACAGCCCAACACCATCTTTGGGTTCTGGGGGATTTGTTATCTCAGATAAGGGGACAATTTTAAGCATTCCCTCGTCAAAAGATACATGCGGGGGATCATCAAGTCTATGATAACCATATAGTTTTTGTTCCGGTGGTACGTTGGTGTCCATAAAACCCGACTCGGGTGCAACCGACAAGGTGACCCCTTTAGAGGTTAAAATTCCGCACCAAAACTCACAACAAGCTCGCCCAGCTTCAGCATAATGTATTTGACTGGCATACGAAAAATCCACGCCAAAAATGTGAACCTCTTTGACTTCTTGGTAAACGGCATACGCCAGTGCATATGCCGCGGTGTTGTTGAAGTAACACAGGCCGGTGTCCTTGATTACTTCAGAAATGGGGTACTTTTCTACCGAGGGACACCGGGTGTCTTCAGTACAACTGTAAATAGGAAACTCTTGTTTTTGAGTAATAACTTTTGAAACAACGCCTGTTTGAGTTCCTGCGACGTCATCGTCTAAGAAACGAGACGGGGGATCCATCATGAACATGCGGTCTGTTTTATAGATTCCCGCGGTGGCGTTAATAGTCCACACCTCGTCGTATTCTTCAGAATGAGCTAAAGAAATAGCAAAATTAAGCTGTGAACGACCCATTGCAACAATGGCGATTTTTGCACCCTTTAGTTTTTTGTGCTTCATTTTTACCTCTTTATTGTTTTTGCCGTATTACGCGGCCTGCGCGATATTCTTGCGTTGGCTCATCTGCTTCTCCAAGCATCTTGAGACTGTTAATTGATTCAATAAACCGTTGGTTGTAGTTCTGAACCAAATCTGTTTCGCCCTTCATGAATGTGTAGGCCTCGATCAACGAACCATATAGCATTGCCATTGTTGCGTTCTCAGATAACCAGGTAGTTCCTGATTCTCCTGCAGAAGTCAGGCTTGATGGACGATAAAAATAGTGAAGCTCTGCGGCATAGGCAGAATCAGGCGTCGGACCAATAATAAAGTTGTCTGTGTCAAAAGTTGCGTAAAACCGAGGTGCGCCAGTGTCTGTCGGGTCAGGGTTATAGTCTTGAATATAATTGACGTCTTTAAATAACAAGAACTGCTTGTCACCATTGCCGTCTGTGTAAGATAACGAAAACGGAGCTAAAAAGTCTGAAGGAGCCGCAAGATATTGGTTAGATGCGGTAAAGTTCGCGGTGGCATTTTTACGGAACAAGTTTAACTGCACATTCTTTAAAATGCGCTCTTCTGCCGCACGGATAAATACAGGGAGATTAGTGACAAAAGTCGTTTCGTCGTTCTCTGTGTAGTCTTGAATTGCTTGCTTTAGCTGCGCGTATGTAAAACTCATGTCGTTGTCACCGTCACTATTCCTGTTTTTCCCACGGCTCTTGGTACAGGCACTTTTTGTCCTACCGAATTAGTATACAGCGTCACACTAAATGTTTCCGCCTGATCCGGTCGAGGGTTCCGCAAAGCCTGGGGGTCGGCAGATACATTCGGAGCCTCAAGTTGCGGATGCTTTGGCTCGTATTCATCAGGACCAACAAGTAAACCGTTCCATTCCTTTTTCATGTCGCGCAAGCGGTAACGAAAACCAGATCGATCTGAGATTCCGAAAGCTTTGTTGCCTGCCGCGTAACGACCCATATCAGAACCTAATGTACTGAATATCAGGTTGTAGCTTTAAAGATACACGATCTTCGTCTTCGTCCGCCGCTCGCTGGAACTCTTCTTCATACACTGCTTTCAGCAACTGCACGCGCTCTGGCGCTTTCTTCATCGCCAGATAGTACGCTAATCCTGCGACCATGCAAGGTAAAAACCGATATGGTACATCCGTTGTGTTTTGAGACGAGTCCGCATCCTCGATGCGTGTAATGTAGTAATACACCAATTGATCAGTGTCGCTATCAGGTGTCGGCCACAATGTAATCTCAGGGCTAGTCTGACGATTAAAATAAAACTGTGACGGGCGTCCAGTCGTCGACTTGTTCGGGACATTTAGATACTCGCCCCTGCTGATCCGGTCGATGTCGTAATCTGTCCCAGAACGACGGATCGCTACTTCCAAAATATCGTTCATCGGGGAAGCTAGGCCATTCGCCGAATTGTAGGTCGCCGTACCAGAGATCAGAGTCAAAGTCGCCTGTCTTACCGTCCATAGATTAACCCCACGGTTCGCCCATTCGGAGAACATGATATTCAATGATCGACGCGCAGTTCTTGCATCATAGCCGGTGCGAACCTCAAGCCCACACCTTTCATAGGCTTCTTCGATGATGTCTGCTACGTCAAGATCAAAATCTCTTGATCCTGAAGTTGCCATTTACACCATCCGATTTCGACGCATTTGTGGACGCATGCCACCAGAAGACATCCGCTGACGACGCATACCCATCGCACGATCCATGCCCGCTTCGTCCATCGCTGTCACATCTGCACGAGGTTTCATGCGAGCTGCCGCCATCTGTGTTGCCATTTGACGACCGACCTGCATCGCTTGCTCAGGAGTCATGTTGTCTACCATGCCACCACGCTGATACTTTTTCTTTTTGCCTTCCTCAACCATGCCGCCCATTGCGTATGCTTTACGAGGACTGACCATACCGCCACCCATGTAGCCTTTCTTTTTACCGCCACAACCTGCCATCATTTTTTCCTCTTTAAGGATTTCACACGTCTTGGCTTGCCTGCTGGCTGACCAAGTCTCTTCTTCTGTGCAATTCTACTCCGCTTCTCAGCCGCCGTCATTTCTGACGCTGTTTTCGGAGTTTTGCTAGATACTCTTTTACTTGGGCGACAATACGGCGTACCTCGCTTTTCATCTTTTCCACGACCGCATGGCTTTCCAGTGCGTACATCTTTCCACTCCTCTTTAAACCATCGTTTAAGGGCCGCGCCCTTCTTTGTTTTACGAACAGCCATCAGTATGACTTCGCTTTCTTACCAGAAGATTTCTTCTTGCCGCCGGTTCCCCAGTTTTTTGCACCGACCTTACGGCACTTGGCAATTGCTCCAGAGGCATAGGCGCTCGGAAAAACTCGGTAGCGGGCTTTTACCTTTCGATAACATGCATCTTTAGCCACGTTCTTGCCCCCCGGTGCCTTCGTCA